GGCCAACCTGTCAAATCTCTTGAAGATTTGCAGAAAGTCTATGGTCAGGCACCTTCTCCTGCTCCTGCTACATCTAAGCCCGGTCCTGTTTCCCCTGAAGTTGCGCCAAAGCCTGCGTCATCTCCATCTTTGAGCATGCTAAAAAACTTTATAAAGAAAAGACTACCTTTTGTAGGTTCCAAATCTGGATTTGACCCACAGAAGGCATTAAGAGCCGCTTTCAACTCAAGCGAATTAATGGAGTGATATGGCAAAACAATACTCTATTGCTGATATTGGAAAAGAATTTGAGGGATATGGCCTTCGTATCAGAGAGCATCCTGATTTCGGAAGAGTAGGCGGCCACTCTCCTGGTTCTTATCATTACTCAGAGCAAGCGATTGATCTTACTGACTATCGGCCTGACTTTGCGCCTGAATATAAAGGTGGTAAACCAGTTAGTTGGCAGCAAAGGACTAAATCCATTGCGAATAGGGCTAAACAATCGGGTTTATTTACAGAGGCATTAGGCCCTGGGGATGCCAATCATGATACACACGTGCATTTGGCATTAAAAGACACCGTTCAAGCTACTCCTGAGACTCTGCAGTGGATTGCCACTGGACGCTATTCAAATCCACAGGGGCAGATCAGTTCTGAGCTCCCTTTACAGCAAAAAGACGCACCTTTAACAGGTTCAGTGTTGTCAAATCTTGATGTTCAAGCTAAAAACAGACAAAAAGAACAAAAAAACAATACAAATCAATTTTTAAGTTCGTTTATTGCTGATAATCTGATGAACAGAAGTACCGGATCTCCTTTTTCGCAAGGTTCTGCACAAGAACAGCTTAGATCCGCATTTCAGACCCCTGAATTAATGACATGATGAGAATTGCAGCAGTGCCAGGGTATTCAGCTGGCTTTCCAGTTACATACAGAAACATGTATAACGATTATCAAATGACGACGGCAGGTTTTGGTGATCCCTTTAGCCCATCCAAGGCGGAGCAGCATACTCCTTGCAATTTAGTGGTTTCTTACACTGGCCAAAATGATCCTAAGTACCAATTAAACAATCCCGCGTACATGCGCGAAGTCATGCGTTCTTACTCTGATTCGATGCCACAAGTAGTCAACAATAGAAAACCGGTACAAAATCTATGAGTGTTAAACCCACTACGAAGCTTGGCTACATGTACGGACTAGGCGGTCGAAGAAATATTCCTTCTGAAAGACCTTCGAACAGTAATCAAGATTCTCTTGCAAAGGGTCAAGCTGTTGGGGTTGAAGGGTATGCTGACATACGCTCTGCAGGGCCTAGAGCGCCTCTCCGTAAGGCTGGGGATGTGTTTCCGTTAGGATTGTTACAACCCGGATTTGTACCGGATCCTTACGCACGTGGGTCTGAGCTTGCAGGTTTACCTGGCGGATGAAGTCCTAATTTAATTTAATCTATCGAGTAGTTTTAAAATGGCAGATAGTAAGATGCCTCCAGAGCTTCTAGCTCATTTCAAGTCTAAAAACGACAAGAAAGATGGGAAAGTAGCTGAAAAGAAAAACGATAAAGAAAAGCGTAAAGAGGCCCTCTCAAAAGCGCGTTCTCGTATCGAAGAGAAAAGCCGTAAGAAAAAATAATCAATTACCCTTATAATAAAATTAGTGCAATCCGCTGAGTAAACGTGTCTAGTACAAGCTCTAATAAACAGCCCTTGATGGTAGATCGGCCAGCATCTACATCGACGTTACTGACTGTGGCTTCAGGCCAAGCGTTCTCTACGAGTCTTGTTCCTACTGCTGTTGGTAACGCAACACGCATTTTTGATGTTGACTCGGCACTGACAGATACCTCCGTTTCCGGTGCATACATTGACGAAATTTATTTACAGTATACAAAACGCCCTCTAGAATTTATTGACGCACAAGCAGCTGTTACGGCCACTGGCTATACAGTAAATTCTGCTCCTGGCACCACGGTCACCATTACCTTCCCTTCCGCGCATAATGCAAGAGTCGGACAGAAAGTATGGGCCAACTTCACTACACACAGTTCAGGCGCACTTCCTGCCAGCCAAGAGTTGACAGTTATTGCAATAACTCCTACTAAAATTGTCGCCACACTTGCTGTGGCTGCAATAAGTATTAGTGGCGCCTGCACCGTTCAACTTCCTGTTGATATTTGTTTCTACGCAGTTGGTACTAGCAGTATCACAAGTACGAATCAATTTTTTCCTTTATTTGTATCCAGTATTTCGGCTGTCGCTTCAAGTTTTAGTTACAGCTTGACATTAGAAGGTGATCTTCCCTTCATTAACCACCCTGTAGTTCAGGCTGGCGCCAATTTTACAAGTACTAACAGCACCATAGCTCCTAAGACCCGTGGACTAATGCTTCGTCGAGGACAAGCACTATATGCAGCTGTAAGCGGAACTACTGCACTTACAAGTGGGTTCTTTGTCAACGTCCAGGGCGGATTTTATTGAGGCGAACTAATGCCTTTTGGAGTAAGTGGTTTCGGCAACTCTGCTAATAGAGGTTTTAATGGAAAGTACGAAAAAAAGTTTAGTAAATTAACTGATTTTAACCCTAATAAAAAGAAAACCGATCTTCCAGCTCGTTTTGATTTTGAGCCTTTCGATAAAGAACCAGCAAGCGAAATAAGGTTTTATAACAGCGATTCTTTATGGTCACGTTGGCGTAGAGGGTATGAGTTATACACACTGACGCAAACATATTTAGGCTCAGGAGCAACTGAACGTAATACTCGTGGTGACTTTCGAATGTATTGCGCATTTCAACAGTTTCCAGGGGTTTTCATCCCCGCACGTATATTTACTTTTCCAAGCACTGACCCTGAAATAGGGGAGCACATGGTCGGAGTGCGTGATACAAATAGTTTTAACTTTTACAATTTCGGTCTTCCTATTCTTGCGGTACGCTATTTAACGGTAGCGAGCGCCGGTACATACGCACAATCTGGGACTACTATTACCGTAACATTATCTGCGCATTCTTTACAACCAACAGACTCAGTATATTTGGTTTTTACAAGCGGCAGTGGTGTTGACGCTACATTACCCATTGCTTCTGCCACACAAAACACTTTTACGTGTACTGCGGCAGTGGCGGCTACAACATCAGGAAATGTAACTGTACGTGAAAGTACAACAGTAGATAGCCCTAAATGGAGTGAGCTTCGCGTTAAGTTTCGTTTTTTACCTACTCCAGTTGAGTTTTTTGCAGGAGAACGTCTTGCAGATCGCGTAGTAGAAAAAGATCCAGGAGTCGCATTTGCATATTCTCAAGTACTTAGCACAATTACTGTTAACTGCTTTGCTCTACACGGCTTGGCAACTGGTAATCAAGTCCTTCTTGTTTTCTTCTCAGGCGCATCAGTTCCAAATCTATACACAGTGACAGTAACAAGTCCTACACAGTTTACTGTTCAATCAATTGTCCCATCCACTACAAGCGGTACAGGTCTTGCCAATCGAAGAATACGTGGTTACGATTACAACGATTATGTCGGATACACCGTAACAGGCACGGATGACTCTACTAAAGAGTTGTTGTTTCAGCGTGCAGATAGCTACGGAAGCAAAGTAATTGACGGAGTTCCAACCTCAGTAGTACCTGCGCACAGGGGATTTGTAGTAGGCAGATTCCTTACAACTGAGATACGCCATCAGTGCAGTTGCCCTGACTTCATGCGTAGAAAAGCATATAACCTGTATGAAGATGCGCAAAAAAGAAATTTCCCTACTACGACAATTAAGAGTGTTAAACCAGGGCAGCGTCTTGGCCGTACCACTGATGCAGACACGGGAGAAGAAACCGGAGATGGTTTTAAAATTTACGATCAAAGAGCACAAGAAGGTGTTTACAGCGATCTAGGGTATGTAGCTGTAAATAATTTTTATCAGTTACCTACATATGAAGATAGCGTTGCTTTTTCTCAACCTAATTTAATGTATTATCAAACGCGCTGGTGTAAGCACGTTTACGCAGCAATGTGGTCTATTGTTCACGATGAGGGGAACTTAGGCATCAAGTTAACAGGCAAATATACGCAAGCAGGCGGTCCCAATATAACCATTATTGCTACGGATCACGGACTAGGTGTGAACACGAAAATGCAACTAGATTTCACAAGCGGGAACGCTATCTCTGGTGAATACACAATTTCTGAGGTAGTTGATAAAAATACTTTTTTAATAATTTATCCTTTTACTCAGACCACTGCGGGCTACGTAACAATTAAGAATTTAAAAAATCACGAATATGTTGGGGCATGGCTTCACGAGCCTAATGACATGCCGATCGGCGCTGCTTTGGAAAAATTCTATGAACGTTTAGATAGAGACAATAAACGTACGAAAAAACAAGCGGAGCGCATGGCTATGATGGGCTATGGAATGCCTTGGACTGGAGCAAAAGAAATCACAGGTGCGCGAAATCAACCTCAGCAGGTTGGTAATTTTGACGCCAACTTGGTTAGCTTGATGATGACAGATAATATGCGTCGAAAATTTGACACTGACCCTGATAGTCCAACATTTGGGCAGAACATTTTTGTGCATACAGGTGGTGTTAAGGAAAACAAGGCAACTCTGATGTTGATGATGATGAATAAACTTTTTAACATTGCACCTGAGTTAATTGAGTCCACAAAAGTCGGCATGCTTGACCAACCTCTTACTGATTACACCAGTGATTTTCAATTCGGTGAAATTGATGGCGGCACGTATTTAAACGGTATACCTGTACCAGTAGTAGCAAACAGTGATGTGAATTGCCAAACCTATAATCCTCTTGTTCCCCAGGTTATATTTATTGACGCTGGGTCTTACATAAACACTTAAAAATGACTGTACAGATTCTCAGCAGACGTTCTGATCTGCTCAATGACCGTCCTACACCACAGCGTATCGGTTCCGGTGAGCTCTGTTTAAATTCCAACCCAGGAGACCCTGGGCTTTATTTTAAAGACGATGTAGCGGCACCTAGCACAGGGTTGATCAAAGCAGGACCCACATTCATCGGAGCGGCAGCACCTAATACACCTGCTGCTGGTTTTGCGTCCTTTTGCAAAGGCGAGTCTTGGTTGGATACTGCTAGCACACATATATTAAAGCTTTGGGATGGCACAGCATGGCAGTACCCCAAAGCCATTGCGTCAAACAGTGCTGGTAAGCCTTCTAATCCTGTTGATGGGCAACTTCACTATGACAAAACAGCGGCTGGCTTTTTTATGTACGACGCCACTACTGCTGCTTGGGTTTTAATCTAATTTTTAATTAGATAATCGAGAATACGGTCAAGTTTATTGTGGACAGCTTCCATTTCTCTAACAAAGTCGTCTTTAAGTACGTAGTTTCTAATCACTTCGTTTTCAAGAGCATCGATTTCCTGTTCAATTTTTTCAAATCTACGTTCGAGTTTTGTATTGAAATTAGACAGTGCACGTGAAAGCCCAGTAAAGGCGCCCACGCCGCCGGTAAAAAAAGCGGCAAGCATCTCTGGTGTCATGGTAGACCGATAGTCTTACCTATATTCTAAAGGATTTAACAACTTAGAATACTAAAAAGTCAAATAAAATATGGCTACATACGAACCTAATGTAGAGGGCGCTATAGCGGTCATAGTTGATATCATGGTGGGCAATGCCTTCACAATGACGCGGCAGCCTTATGCGCCAAATTCTCGCGGCTTAGTTGACGCGCTAATTGACTTAAAAGAAGGTTTCCCTGTATTTGCACCGACACGTGTCGGTTTTGATGCGACAACATTCGAAGATGTAGCAAATGGAAATGCTCTGTATATGAGAGCATCTGACGGGCTCGTCGGAAAAGCACAAGCTGATGGCACACAAGATGAAGCTCTTGTTGTGGGTTTTGCCGACGATGCCGCTCTATCAGGAACGGTTGTAAAAGTACTTGTAGCCGGGTTATTAGATTATCCGAGTGCAATAGACCCCGGTGATGTTTATTTCTTAAGTACGACAGCAGGTGAGATTTCCCTTACTGCTCCATCTACTGCAACACAATTTGTTACTCGCGTAGGAGAAGGTGCGACAACTACAGAATTCAGTATTCAACTCGAACCCCCTATTTTATTAAGGTAATGTCAGGAGTATCGAATTACGCACCATATGCAGCTAATGCGCAAGGTATGGTCGAGGTTCTTTTAGACCTAAAGTCAACAATGGCAGGCCGTACTGTCTATTCAACAAATGGTTTTGGTGCGCTTGCGTTTGAAAATGTTACACAGGGCGCTCCTTTGTATGCGCGTAGTTCCGATGGGAAAGTTGGTAACGCTATTGCAAGCGGATCTCTTGATCAAGCAACTGTAGTCGGTTTTGCTGAAAGGGCTAAATTGACAGGTGAACTGGTACGTTGCCTTACTGTGGGTGTTCTCGCGACGTCTGGTTTAGACGCAGGAGAATCCTACTATTTAGCAACAGCAACTGGTGCCATTACTAAAACGCCTCCTTCAAATACAGGTGAATTCGTGACCAGAGTTGGTGAAGCTGCAACAGGCGCATCATTGATTATTCAATTAGAGCCTCCTGTCCTGCTGCGCTAAATAGCTGTGCTGTTAAAATGAAGAAACCGGAAGAACTATTTGAGGTTATAAGGATTTAAAAATGACAACAAGAAAGTCAATTATTTTAAATCAAGGGTTTTTTCAGGAGTTAAATACTCCTACAGACGATCTTGATTTTGCTGGGAATACCACATCAGATCTTACTGAAGGTACTAATCTTTACTATACAAATGCCAGAGCAAGAGGTGCAATATCTGTCACTGATTCCGGAGGTGACGGGTCTCTTGCTTACAACTCAAGCACTGGGGTAATAACTTACACAGGACCCAGTGCAGCCAATGTACGCGCTCATCTTAGTGTTGCAGCAGGATCAGGGCTTACGTACAACAGTGGCACAGGCGTGTTCAGCACAAGTGCAATTCCTAATGCACAACTGGACAACAGCTCATTAACGGTTGGTTCAACAAGCATTTCACTGGGTGCCACCGCAACCACGGTTGTTGGTCTAACATCGCTCACATCCACCACACTTGAAGGCACAACTACTGTACGAATCGGTGCAGCAGATGCAGCAAACGGAATTGTTTTAAATTCCTCTGGCATCACATTCGAGGGTTCTGGTGCTGATGCGAACGAAACAACTATTTCAGTAACAAATGCCACCGCAGATCGTTCAATAGTTTTCCCAGATGCGGGTGGCACTGTAGCGCTACTCACGTCTTTAAGCGCAAGCAACAGCGGAACGGGCCACGGGGCTTTGGCGTATAACAATTCAACTGGTGCCTTTACTTATACAGTAGTTACAGCTGCAAACATAAGAGGTGAAATCTCAGTCACTGATTCTGGTGGTGATGGCAGTCTTGCTTATAACAATTCGACAGGAGTAATAACTTACACAGGACCCAGTGCAGCCAATGTACGCGCTCATCTTAGTGTTGCAGCAGGATCAGGGCTTACGTACAATAGCGGCACAGGCGTGTTCGGTACAAGTGCAATTCCTAATGCACAGTTAGCCAACAGTTCTTTTACATTAGGCTCAACAGGAATTGCGTTAGGTGCAACTGCAACGACAATCACCGGCTTGACATCACTCACGTCAACTGCTGTTATCACTAATGACGGTGTTTCTGGTTTTGCGATTAGGGATGCAGACGACCTTTCAAAAATTGCGCGATTTGATAGCGGAACAATTTCTGCATCAACTACCCGCACATATACTTTTCCAGATGTAACCGGACAACTTTTAGTTAGCGGAGGAGCAGCAACGTTTGTGGATAGTACTTTTAGGATAGAAGATAACGCTGATAACACTAAGGAGCTTGCTTTTGAATGCTCCAGCATTACTTCTGGGCAAACACGAACGATGACAGTTCCTGACACAAGCGGTACTATTTCAACTGAAAGTTTTGCCACTGCGATTGCAGTTGCATTAGGATAGAACTATGTCAACACAAGTACAATTCCGAAGAGGAACCACTGCCGAGAACCAAGCGTTTACTGGTGCTGATGGTGAAGTTACAGTCGATCAATCCAAGAGAATCTGTGTTGTACACGACAGTACCACTCCTGGAGGGTTTCCTCTTTTAAGAGAAGACGGCACAAACTCTGCATTTTCTCTCGGTGCTTTAAACAGCTGCGCTTTAAAATTCGCAAATGATCCTAATACCGGACTAATTAGTCCAGGAGCAGATCAGCTGTCACTTGTAACAGGTGGAGTTGCTAGACTTACAATAGATGGAACAGGGTTTGTTTCGGTCCCCGGAAACATGCAGGTCAATGGAGATCTTACAGTTAATGGATCTATCGACTCTTCCGCTAACCTTGCACTTATTGTTGCTCTAGGCTGATATGGCAAACACTTTCAAAGTTGATACAAAATCTAGTCTGACTAACAGTGCGATTACGGATGCTGCCGCAGTTGTTGTTACCGCAGGTGGTTCGGCTACTCTTGTGCTTCTCAGTATTCTGGTTTCTAATAAAACAGGTTTAAGTGCTGATGTAGATGTTTATATCCAAACAAATACAGGTGATGATATTTACTTAATTCGCAATGCTCCTGTGCCAACAGGATCTTCTTTAGAGATCATCTCAGGATCAAAAATTATTTTAGAGTCCAGTGATCTTTTAAGAGCGCGTGCAAGTACTGCAACTAGTTTAGATATTGCAGTAAGTTATCTAGAACAAACTTAAGGAGGTACTTACTAATGGCACTTACTGATATTGATGCACAGCGTCTAGGAAACAGCGTCGGGGATAAGTTAGGTAATCGTAATTTGATAATTAATGGGGCTATGACAGTAGCGCAGAGGGGAACAAGTTTTACAGGTGTAAACGCGACTGCTTATCACTGCGATAGGCATCAGCTGTACTATCAAAATAGTAGTGCCGCCTTTACCGTCACGCAGGCAACAGACACCCCAAACGGCTTTGGATCAAGTCTTAAAATTGATGTAACTACTGCCGACGCTTCAACTGCATCCAACGAAGAAATTAAGTTAATACATAAAATAGAGGGTTTTAACCTTCAAGGTACAGAAAAAGGCACAGCGAACGCAAAAAAACTTACCTTATCTTTTTATATAAAAGCAACTAAAACAGGCACTTATATTGTTGAATTGTTTGATCGCGACAACAGTAGAGATATTTCAGCAAGTTACACAGTTTCAAATACAAATTGGAATCGGTACACCTTGACCTTTCCAGCTGACACTGCTGGCAACGCTTTTGATAATAACAATGCTTCTTCACTAGAAATCAATTGGTGGTTGGTTGCTGGATCTGCTGTGCAAGGTGGGTCATTAAACACAGCTTGGCGTGCAACGGCAGATTCTGGTAGTGCCACAGGTCAAGTCAACTTCGCAGACAACACAGCTAACGATTGGCTAATCACCGGCGTTCAATTAGAATTAGGGAACACAGCGACACCGTTTGAACATAGAAGCTACGGTGATGAAGAAATGCGTTGCCGTCGCTATTATCAACAATATGGAGGCAATACAACACATGAGCGTATCGGTAATTCATATAATCACTCTTCAAGTCAAGCAAGAGTTGATGTACCGTTATCCCCGCCCATGAGATCTTCTCCAACGCTAGCAGTGTCTGCAGTAAATCATTTTTCTATTGAACACACTAGCGGCTCTACTGCTTCCACGAACTTGGTGGTTGATCAAGCTAGCCCGCGTATTGCGGCTATAAATGTTAGCTGTTCATCGGGTTTAACAGCCGGACAAGGATCCCATATAATGACTAACAACAATATCAATGCGCGTCTTAAGCTTAGTGCTGAATTATGAACTATCAACTTGTCAATAGTACCTACGAGGGGGCAGACCCATCAATTAAAAAAACAGAGGTGGACGGGTCTGTTTTATCTATCCCATCTGACCCCGCCAACACTGACTATCGAGAATATCTCGAATGGCTAGCCGAAGGCAACACACCACTACCCGTTGACTCAGGGCAGGACCCTTGGACGCAAATTCGTTCTACCCGTGACCAGCTTATCAGCGATTCTGACTGGACGATGACTCCTGGGGCCACCGTAGACCAGGCGCAGTGGTCTGCTTATCGGCAGAAGCTTCGTGATCTCCCACAGACTTACGAAAACGCAGCTGATGTTGTATGGCCGACTTCGCCTTCTGCATCAGGTCCGAATACAATAGAAGAATAAAAGAGCATTTAACTATGTCATATATCGGTAATTCGCTGCAGACGGCACAACCTAATTATAAAATAATTGATGATATCAGTGGAAGCTTTAATGGCGTTACGACGAGCTTTGCACTTTTAGTAGGTGGTTTGGTTCCTGCTCCATTTCCTGTAAGCTCTCAACACTGTTTAATCTCAGTTGGTGGTGTTCTTCAAGAGCCAGATCCTACAGGTTCAGCAGGATACTTGCTAAGTGGTAACAATATTGTATTTAGTGCTGCTCCAAGTTCAGGTCAATCTTTTTTCGGAACCGTTTTAGCTGGTGCAGATTATATCAATGTGGGGGGTAGTTTCCCTGATGGTACGGTATCACAACCGTCAATTACTTTTGATAGTGATTTAAATACAGGGATTTTCCGTTCTGGTGCAGACCAACTCAGTATCACTACGAGTGGGACGAATCGGGTAACGGTAAACAGCTCGGGAAATGTTGGGATTGGCAACACGGCGATGAGCAGCTTGGCTGATAACGACGCTAACGATCTTGTTGTAGGCCCTGGAAACGCTAATGCAGGCATTACTGTCTACACAGGTACGGGCAACTATGGATCACTGACGTTTGCAGATGGTACGTCAGGCGATCAAGATTATCGTGGATCGGTTGTTTACCACCACAACGGTGATTCGATGCGGTTTAACACTGCCGCTTCCGAGCGCCTACGAATTCTCAGCGATGGAACAATCGCAACAGCAGCGCTCACCGCAACGCCTGGAACTGTTGCGGCAGGAAGTTATATTCAACACGCTGCTAATGCTGGATTCTTTGGAAATAATGGGGATGCAAAATTTGGTAGTTCTGCTAATAATCCAGTTTTATTTCAAGTTAATGGCAGCGAAAAAGCGCGAATTGATACAAGTGGGCGGCTGTTATTGGCGACAACAACCGCAGGATATGCTACTTTCGGTGATGCTTTAACAATAGAGCGTCCAACTCATTGCGGAATGACTTTAAGAGGTGGTACAACCTCTGACACTGAGATTTTCTTTGCAGATGGTACAACAGGAGCTGCTAGGTATGCCGGTGGTATTCGATATGCACATAATACTGATCACATGCAGTTTACGGTAAATGGAGCCGAGCGAGTGCGAATCGACACCTCGGGTTCGGTGGGAATTGGAATATCAAATCCTGGCGCTTATCACGCAAGTGCTAATTCCCTGGTGACTTCTGGTGGCATAACACTTGCCAATACATCTCAAGGTTCTATTTTCTTTGCTGATAGTGCCACAGGAACAGGTGAGTACGTCGGTCAGATAAGCTATTCCCACACCAGTGATTTCATGCTGTTTGTCACCAATACTGTTGAGCGAATGCGAATCAACAGCTTGGGAAAAGTGGGTATCATGGCTCAGGCCAATAGTGATGCTCTGGCAATTAGTTCTGGCCAGTCATCTGGAACTAGCTATGAATATATGCGTGGGATGTACGGTAGTACGACAGCGTATGCCGGTACATTATCTTTTAGGGTATTCACTAACGGAAACGTTCAAAATACTAATAACTCCTACGGTCAAATTTCTGATGTCAAGCTAAAAGAAAACATTGTTGATGCTAATTCTCAATGGAATGACATCAAAGCTGTTCAAGTTCGCAATTTTAATTTCAAAGAAGAAACAGGCAATCCGACGCATACTCAAATTGGCGTCGTGGCTCAAGAGCTTGAAACTGTGTCACCTGGGCTAGTTTATGAAATTCCCGACCGCGATGCTGAAGGTAAAGATCTTGGAACGGTTACTAAAGCCGTCAACTATTCCGTCCTTTATATGAAAGCAGTTAAGGCATTGCAAGAAGCAATCGCAAAGATCGAAACCCTAGAAACCAAAGTCGCAGCCCTTGAGGCTGGATAGCAACCCGCCCCGTGGCAACGCGGGGTTCCCGAGTTACAATTACCCTATTGCTTCTTTTTTATGGCAAACACCTACGTTTGGAAAATTGCTGATCTGAATCGTGACTTAAGTGACGATTTTGCAAATACAGCTCATTACACCGTGACGGCGATTAGCGATCAGAAGGATTCTGACGGCAACGCTTACAACTCTGGTGCTTACGGCAGCATTGGCTTGGATCGTCCTGACAGCCTGGCTGCGTTTGAAGATCTAACTGAGGCTGACATTGTTGCTTCTGTTAAAGCCAAGCTTGGCGGTGCAGAAAAAGTGACTGAGATTGAAACGCAACTTGCGGCACGAATTACAGAACAAGTCACGCCAACCAGTGCGTCTGGCAAACCTTCCGGCTGGGCGTAATGGAAAGACCTGACCCAACGAGCCCTGGCAAGCTTGGGTCAGACTCGTCAACTGTGGATAGATGCACTGTATGCATATTGATGTCTTGCTGAATCAGCTGGTGTTAAAAGGATAACTCCGTTAGAATAGATTTATCTAGAAGTCGTTTACTGTGTCATACATAGGGAGACAACCGACTCGCGGACAGAATCGAGAAATAGACGACATTTCAGGTTCTTTTAACGCGATCTTAACCTCATTTGATTTAACGGTAAGCGGCACAGCTGTTTATCCAGCGAGCACGAATCAGCTTTTTGTATCTGTTGGAGGGGTACTCCAGAACCCGAGCACAGACTATACTGTATCTGGAGATCAAGTTACCTTCACGACTGCACCTGCGAATGGTCTTAGTTTCTTTGCAATTATGCAAGGGGATGCGGTTGATATCAATACCCCAGCTGACGGTACTGTTACAGAAGCTAAACTCGCGTCTAACTTTACAGGGGCCACCGGCGGAGCAGGTAACCACGTATTTCACCTAAACGAGAAGGTTGTGGATACTAGTTATTCAATTCCTGCGAATCGCAATGCACTGAGCGCAGGACCAATTACAATCAATGCAGGTGTTGTAGTCACAATACCGTCTACAAGCGCATGGGTAGTTCTCTGAGTTAATTATGTCTATTCGTATTGATGGTGCTAATACCACCACAAACCCAGGTATTACAGGAGCAGATACTGATACAGGTCTGGCCTATGGAACAAATGAAGTCAAGATTGTTACTGATGCAACGGATCGGGTAACGGTAAATAACACGGGGATGGGAATTGGTACGGCGTCGCCTAGTGGATTGCTTGCGGTTCATCAAGCTGCAAGCTCAACTTCTAATTACATAAACATCACCAATAATGCAACAGGATCTCCTTCGTGGGCGAATGGAATGCTCGTCGGGGTAAATGATGCTGGTGACGCATTGTGCTGGCAAAATGAAAATCAACCTTTGCGTTTTGGAACCAATAACACCGATAAAGCACGCCTCGATTCAAGTGGGCGGCTGTTGGTGGGAACGACTGCTAGCCCTACGGCTGGAAACGGGCAATACGCAAATCTTGTTATTCAAGGGTATCCAAACACACCCGCAGGAGCCGGTCATATTTCCTTGCAAAGGGGACAAGCAGCATTCGGTGCTAATAACCAGATAGGTCTTATCAATTTTGGAGACAATACGGGTGCTAG